GGAGTTTTATTTACAGATCCAGCTGATTTCATGGCTTCTATAGATTTAGAAACATTATCACTACTTTCATTATTATTTATTTTGTCATAATGTTCTTTAAGTTTATTAAATGTAAACTTTCTTAACCATATTGGCATATTGTATATTGTATGCCAATCATAACCTCCATTACTATGGAATACTATTTCATGAATTTGAGTAAATAGATTAATTCTAACTTGTGGAACTATATCAAATGTCAGGCCAAAAAAAGTTTAAATTAATTGGAATAGTGACCTCCTCACCACCATCAGTAATATAAGTTAAATCAACATCAGGTTGAATTTGTTTAATATATTCTCTTAAAGCTCTAGAGTCTCGAGCTAATAAGTAATTATCTACAAATTCACGAATTGTTTTTTCATCTTTATCTCCATTAACAGATGTAATAATATATTTTAGACGAGTAGATAATTCTGGAGATGCATCTTTATTGATTTTCTTTAGTCCTGTTATTTCAGTATCAATTTTTCTATCATCCCCACTTGTAAGAATTTTAAAAGTAATTTTTGTTTGTGAAGATGGAAGTGTAAAATGGAATTCATTTAAACCCTTAGTAACTAAAGATTCATTAAATGGTTTATTATTTAAAGATGATAAATCTACTGTAATTTCTTCTCCATTGTATGAAAAGGTATAATCTTTACCATAACCTAAAATACGAGCTGCAATAAATAATGCATTTTTATCACCTACAATTAAATCATCATAGTTAATTTTACTTACAATTAAAGATTGTAATAGCTTATCTAAAACTGTACCTTGTTTAATGTAAGCTTGGTTTGTAAGAATATCTTCTTCTTTAGCAGTCATGTATTTCATTTCAATTTTACCTTCTGCTAAAAGAGAACCTTCAGGATATACTAAACCTTTTGAAGGTAATTCTACAATTTCTGTAGGGAATTTAAATTCTGTCATAATTTTTATTTAATGTAACTTTATTTATTATAAATATTATAGGAGAAAGTTCTTTAACGATTTTTTATCCTTTTATAACTTGTTTTGGTGATGTTGTTAACCTAGTTTCTAATTTATCTAATCGAGAATCAATTTGTCGATAAACTTCTTGAAATTGTTGATCTGTATCTCGTCTTAAATTATTAAAATCTTCATAAATTGATCTTAATTCATTTTTAAAATTTGTTACTTGTTGGTTTAGTGAATTAATTATTTTAATTGCTATAACCATAGCTATAACCTCAGCTATTACCAAGACTACAACCATACCTAATACAAAATAGAATGTTGTCATATTTTTTAATTTAAATTGTTAAACATAATGTCAAAGAACTTTCCCTATAATATTATAACATAAAAAAAGAACTTGACATAGCCAAGTTCTCTTTAAAAATAAAAGTAAAAATAATTAGAAATTTAATACACAGTAATCTGGTTGTACTGTCATTGTAATGTTAATAGCTGTATCTACTGTATCCCAGTTATAATCGCCAAAATTAGCTTCAGTAATTAAAGCACCTTTAATAATCCACTCTGATACAATATCACCTACTGGTCCTAATACATCAAATGTTAAGTCTTTCTTGTAGAAATCACTATAACCATCTCTACCAGTTACTGATTCGTGATGTAAACGTACCCATTCCATTACTGCTTGAGCACCTGAAGGTGTGATTGGATCAAATAATGTGAATGTAATTGGTCCCCAAGTAGATTTGCCTTTAACAAAACGTTGTACGTTAATATGATTTAAAGCTACGGTACCTTGAGTTAAACTTACTGCACTTACCCCTTTGATTTCATAAGCAGGGATACCATCAATATACATGATGAATCGGTTAGCTTGTTTTGGTTCAAAAGCGGTGAAAAATATTTCGTTTGGATCTAATATTGCCATTTTATGTTATTTATTTTCTTATACATATTGAAGAGAAAGAAAAGATATCAAATGAGATACCTTTTCTTCTATTCATTTTAAATTAATTAAGCGGGAAATACTGCGCCTGTTGGTAAGATGTTGAAATCTAGATAAATAAATTCAGCTGTTTTAGTTGGTTGAATATAAATCTGACCTACCATCTGGTTTCTATCAATTACATCAGCAGTATTATTACTATCATCCATAATTACTTTGAAAGCATATAAACCTTGACGTTGTTGTACTGATTCTAGATATGGATTTACTTGACTTAAGAATTGATTTCTTGTAGCAATTGTGTTTTGTTCAAATACTAAGTTTTGTGCTACTTGAGAAATATAAGACTTAAGAGAAATTAATAATCTACGAACATTTACTCTATCAAGAGCTGAGGCTTTAGTTTGTAATGTTTTCTGACCATATGCTACTATTCCAGTTCCTGGGAATGTTGCTATTGGATTTACTTTATTTGAATATAAAGTATCACGGTTAGCTTGAGTTAATTTCTTTTCAGCTCTTATTACATTTCCTAATCCACCTCTGTTAATACCAGCTGGGGCGAACCAAGGCTCACTTACATTATCATTATAAGCGTAAACACCTACCATCATTGTTGATGCTGGAACCCATACTAATTGAGCTGAGTCTGGGTCAATTGTTTGAACCCAAGGCCAATATGTAGCAGCATATGATGTGTTTTTAGCATTTGCTTGAGTTGTAACATCACCTATATTTGAACCAAATGGTACTAAATCAGATATATAAATAGAATCACCTCTATTTTGAGTGTTATTAATAATAGCTGTTATTTGTGAAGCACCTAAATCTGCTGTTGAAGCAAATAAACCAGGAACTACCAATACATTAAATCTATAATCATCAGCATTAGCTAATAAGTTAATCATACCATTATAATCTGAGGATGAGATACCTTGAGGTGCAGTTGTAGCACTATTAATGTTATTATGATAATCAGCTCCTCCACCATAAAATAAATCACCTGTTGCTCCACCAAATGTTCCATTGGTATTGAAAGGTATAGATGAAGTAAATTCAGATTTAGCTAAACCATTGTTTCCTAAATAGAAAGGAGTTGGAGAATTTACTGATGCTACATAGACGTATCTTGATCTTGTTGGAAAATCACCAATTACCTCAATCTGATTATCTTGTGAACTAAATTGTTGGAATTGATTACCAATTACTTTAGATACATAGTTTGGTTGGGTTGGGTCTAATGATAAGTTAGTCCATGTTTCTAATACAACTGGATTGATATTATCATCGTCACCTCTTCTGATTAATAAACTAAATGTACCTGAGGCTGTGTCTCTGTTTGTAATTTGCCATCTTACATTATCTGCTGATCCTGATATTAATGAATTGTTAGATCCTGTAGGTCCAGCATTATTCATTATATTTCCTTCAGAAATAGTTTTTAATTCTAAAGCTTCAGTACCTATAGCACCACTAAATTTAGTAACAGTACTTCCTGATGTAAATGTAAATTCATTTAATAATAAATAATTAAATTCACCTCCTACTACACCAGCATCTAATTTAATTCCAGTTGATGCTGATACTGAAGATGTTATACCAGATAATACAGTACTGTATGGGGCAATTGATTTACTTACATTAAATACTGCTGATGCAGTAGCCGCATAATCTGCTGCTGTACTAGCTGCAAATGAACCTGTATTAACAGATATTCTAGTTGATGTATTTGCTACTGTAGATCCAGTAAAGAAGAATTCAATACCATTAACACTAAATGAACCTGAACCAACAGCAGCTACACTAGCTGAAACATAAGTTAAATTAGCGTTTACAGAGGCTGTACTAGCTAAATTTAAATTATAGATACTAGAAGAAGCTGGATTGAATGATCCACTTACTACTCTAGCTACTAATAATGTTTCACCACCGTTGTTAAAGTAATTGAAAGCTGCTACTGATGTAAAGTAGCTTTGAACTTGACCACCACTTATGAATGTAGTACCAAATTTGTTTTGATACTCACTATAAGATGTAACAATAGTTGGAATTTCTACTGGACCTTTTACTGTTGGTCCTATAATAGCTGCTCCAACCGTTACTGGTTGAGATGATACGAATGAATTGTCGTTTTCCAGTGCTAATACGCCTGGGGATATTAAGGTTTCTGCCATATTTTATAATTTTGTTGATTATAAATATGACAGAAACTTTTAAAAATCGATGTTAGGCCTCAACTTTTGTAATCTCTCCAGTCTCTGGATTAACTGAAATAGGACCATACTTTTCACTCATTTGTTTTCCATAGTCTATTTCTTCTTGTTGAAGTTCAACTAATGTTTGTTTTGCTTTTTCATGTCTAATTTCAAGTGAAATTTTAGCTACTTCAATTTGACCTAATTCATTAATTAAAG